AATCCTGATTTAGACGAGGGATACTCTTTATGGGAATCTGTATGGCCAGTAGAGAAGTTAAAAGAGAAAAAAGAAGAATTGGAAAGTATTAATCGTGTATCTGTGTTTTATAGAGAATATTTATGTCAAATTGTAGGAGATGAAGAAAATCTATTTAGAGCAGAACATTTACGATATTATGAAGGATATATCGAAACGGATGAGCAAGGGTTGTCAACTCTCATTCTGACGAACCTTAATGGTGAGGAAGTAAATGAGAGGAGACCTGTAAACATCTTTACAGGAGTCGACCCTGCCTCTAGTACCAAAAGAGGAGCAGACTTTTCTGTTATATTCAATATTGGTATTGATGAAGATGGTAACAGATTTGTTCTTCCTTATTATAGAAAACGTGCTACACCGTTAGATCTTGCAGATTCTATCATAGATAACTTTAGATTGTATCAAAGTGCTAAAACAAGGATAGAATCAGTTGGATATCAGGAAATGTTACGACAATACATAAAGGAGAAGTCAGCAGACATGGGTATGTTTATCCCTGGTCTTGAAATAAAAGAGAACCCTAGAACATCTAAGTCTTATAGATTAGAGAGTTTACAACCATTATTTGCTAGAGGTGAAGTTTATATACAAAAAACTATGCAACCTTTAATAGATGAGCTATTATTATATCCACGTGGTAAGCATGATGACTTATTAGACGGATTCTTTTATGCTAATAAAAACTGCTATAAACCCCATCATAGTGCATCTGAAGAGGCAGAAGTAGAGGATTATTACGATTATATGCCAAAAAGTTGGAAAATAATGTAAATAATGCTTGACAAAGTGGTAAAAGTTTATTTAATTTCGGCTTAGAATTGTATGCAAATAGATCTAGTAAAATATTATATGTCACTTAAGACATTTAAAAAAGAGCTAGATGACTTATTAAACACTAAAATACCAGAAGGGTATATAGAAGTAAATGCCAAAACACATCAAAAAAAGAACATCAAAGACAAGGACTCAGAATTATCAAGATCTGATTGATGTTTATGGTTATATGGTCGGAAAAAAGAGGAGAGATGGCTCAAACCTTAATCCAGACGTAGAACTTTCTCTAGAACTTTTCAGAGAATATAAGTCATCAAGAGAACTATGGGCAGAAAAATTCCAAGAAGCTATTGAGTTTAGAGCTGGAGCTCAATGGACTAATGAAGAAAAAGAAATATTAGAATCTCGTGGACAAGCTCCAATAGTAGTAAATCGTATACATCCTATCGTAGAAACAGCAAAATCTTTGCTAACATACAATTCACCTCAATTTCGTTCTACAGGAAGAGAAGACTCTGATAATAAAACAGCTAAAGTAATGTCTGACCTATTTGCATGGGTGTGGGACGTTTCTAATGGAGACGAAGAACTAAAAAGAGTTATAGATGACTACTATGTAGGGGGAATGGGAGTATTTAATATTTATCAAGACCCAATGGCTGACCTAGGAAAAGGGGAAGTCTTTTTAAAATCTATTAATCCTTTAGATGTATATATAGATCCTAACTCAAAAGATCCTTATGCAAGAGATGCTGCACATATTATTGTAGGTAAATATTTAACAGATGAACAAGCAGAGCAACTATACCCAGACTTTATGGATATAATTGAAGATGCTGATACTCATCAGGCTGATAATGAAGATTATCCTACAACAGATTTAGCTGCAACAGAAGGTCAGATTTTCGACGGAGACGATGATAATCCTTATCATACAAAAAGAAGATTTCTTGAGAGATATTCTAAAGAAATGCATATGTATTATAATGTATTTGAACCATTTTCTCAAGCAGAGTATATTTTTAATGAATACGAATATCATCAATATGCGTCTAAATATTACATCAAATTAAATAAAATGACTGGAGAAGAAGTTATTTTATATGATGAGATATCTGTAGAGGAAATGTTCAAGCTTATTGAGACAATAGGAACAATGTTTCATTTTACATTACCAGAACCTGAAATAGATGAACAGGGAAACATTATTCCTCAAGACCCTATTAAAGTTCCAGGGATGGAAACTGATGAACCAGGAGTAATTCCAGGAAGTACAACGGTTATAACACCTGTAACTACTGAAGAATTAATAGGAATGGGTAAGATTGTATCAAATGAAATAGAAAAATGCTGTATTAAAATGGCTGTTTCAGTTGGAGATAACTTATTATATACAAGAATATTGCCAATTGAAGAATATCCTATAGTCCCAGTTATGAATATTCATCATAGAAATCCTTATCCAGAATCAGATGTAAGGATTTTTAGACCTTTGCAAGAATATATTAATAAAATTAGATCTTTAGTCATTGCTCATGCTTCTACAAGTACAAATGTAAAGCTATTAATACCGAGAGGATCAGCAGATATACGCATGATTGAAGAAGAATGGGGAAGAGCTGGAACTAGTGTTATTGAGTTTGATGCCGAACTTGGAGCTCCCATAGTGGCAGGACCAGTACCTCTTCCCAACGAATTGTATAAAAACGAAGCAGATGCTAAATATGACTTAGAATATGGCTTTGGTATTTTTGAATTAATGCAAGGAAGCTCTCAAGGAGCTCCATCTACATATAGAGGAACATTAGTTGTAGATGAATTTGGACAAAGAAGAATAAAATCAAGAAGAGATGATATAGAAACATTTTTAAATCAAGTTGCAAAGGTTGCAATACCTTTAATGCAACAATTATATACTGAAGAAAAGGTTATTAGACTAGTTCAACCTAATGGAACAGAAAAAGAAACAAGATTTAACTTTTATAAAGAAATGGAAAATGGCGATGTTGCTAGATTCCATGATGTAGGTGTAGGAAAATATGATGTAGTTGTTGTATCTGGTTCTACATTACCTACAAATAGAATGGCATTGTTACAAACATATCAAGAATTGTATCAAGCTGGATTAATTGATCAAGAAGAAGTATTGAAGAAGTCAGAATTGGTCGATGTTGAAGGAGTGTTAGAACGAGCTGGACATATGCAACAAATGAGACAGCAATTAGAAGCACTTAACGAAGAATTGAAGCAGGTCAAGGGAGACTTGCAAACCGCTACACGTGAAGAGTTACATGCTAAGAAACGTTTAGAGGTAGAAAAGTTTAGTTCTGGATTAGATAAAATATCTAATAGAGCTGAGGCAGCTACTCAGTTATATAAAACTAGGTTAGCTGATGTTGAAAACAATCTAATAAGCTCTGTTACCGCCGTTGAAAGCGATATGGAGAGTTAGGAGAAGAAAATGAGTGAAAATGTAGTGGAAACACAACAAGAACAGACAACTGATGTAAATGAAAACGTAGTAGAAGCACCGACTGCAGATGCTCCTACTTCAGAAGAAGATATCTTTAATTCAATATTTGGAGACAATACCCAAGAGTTTGCAGCTCTACAGGATAGTCAAGGAGATGTTGATGCAGATAAACCTTTGGAACAGGAACAATCAGTTGATCCAAAGGAAGATGATACCCAGTTTCAATACTGGCAAAGTCAAACAGATAAAAAACAAGCAGAAATAGATGAATTAAAAGGGCAAGTATCAGATTTGATACAAGCTGTTAAGTCACCTGCTTCTGCTCAAGCCAATACTGTTGGTGCTGAAAAGGAAACAGAAACTTTACAAAGACCTGTTAAACCTAAGAAGCCTGTTAACTTTGATCATTCCGAGGCACTAACTGACCCTGATAGTGATTCTGCTAAGTATTTAGCAGCAAAAGATGGGTATGTTGAAGAGTTGTCAGATTACATGTTAGCAGTGGAGGAACAACGTAATGTAGAGTTAGAACAAGCAAAAGCAATTCAAAGAAAATCTGCTCAAGAGCAAGAACTTATGACTGATTTGCAAGCTAACTATAATTACAGTCCTGCAGAAGCTAAGGATTTTTTGAAGAAAATGACAGCTCCAGAATCATTGACTCTGGACAATTTAGTTAAATTACATAGAATGGATTTGAATGAAGGTCAACAGACTATTGCTCAAATCGATACACAGTCTATGGAAAAACAAGCTACTATGTCTAGTAGACAACAGAAACTAAGCATACCAAAACCTGTCAGTGTTCAACCTGGTGTTAATGTGCAGTCATCAAGAAAAACAGCGGAAAACACAATGATGGATTCCATGCTTACAGATTATAAAAAGAGGAATCCGTTTGGCTAATAGTAAAGGGGAAAAACGATGGCTAACATATATAGTATAAATCCTGGGGAAGCTGTTCAGGGTACTTCGATCAATGTTGATAGACGAATCTTCAACTTTGGTGAAAGAGTATCTGAATTAGCACCTCAGCAGTCACCTTTCTTCACTTATTTGGCTAATGTTGCTAAGAAACCTACAGATGATCCTGTATTTAAATTCTTAGAACAAAGACATCAGTGGCAAAGACGTAATTTCCAAGTTCAAGCAGCAGTCACTACCTCTGCACACAGTGGTACAGACTCTAATTGGAATGTTACAACTCTTGATTTAGATGTCCTTTATGACAAATTTGGTAGAGAGGTATCAACCGCAGTACAACCGAACTTTATTCTTGTCGGTCAAATCCTTGCAATCGAATGTGAATACGATGCAAACGGAAGTGACGCAGGAGCAGGTTCAGAAACTGCAGCAATTGCTTACTACAAGGTAACAGGTGTTGATCTTACAACAGATGCAGCAGCTGCCCGTGTAGCAGGCTCATTTATTAAAGTGATCTATAAACCAACACGTTCAGCAGATGGTGCAGATGCATCAGCAGCTGGAGAAATTACTGAAGCTTCAGCTTCTAAATTAATTTTTAGAGCAGATGGCGACGGTCAAGTAGTTGGTTCTGCATGGGCTGAAGGATCAACAGATCCAGAAGGCTGGGCAGACGAGTTCTACAACAGAGAAGGATACTGTCAGATCTTTAAGACTGCAGTTCCATTATTCTCTGGTACAGCTCTTGCAACACGTTATCGTGGTGTATCTAACGAATATATGAGAGTATATCAAGAAAAACTTATGGAACATAAGATGGATCTTGAACATGCTTTCTTATTCGGTATGGGTTCAGACGATTCAACAGCAACAGGACCTGTTCGTAGATCGTGGGGGATCGTACCTTATACTGAAATGAATGGAAAAGTGAAAACTTTTGCTTACGCTTCAGCTACTTACGATCACTTCATTGATTCAATGGAAGATGTTTTCTCACCAGAATCTGGAAACAGTGGTGAAAAACTAGTATTAGCTTCTAGAAAAGTTCTATCTTGGTTAAATAAACTAGGTGGATCTTCATTCTTAGGTAATACTATGGCATTGGGTCATAAAGTTACCTCTTCTGGGGGTTCAAATCCTTACGGATTGGATGTTCAGAACATTCAAGGTGGCTTTGGTCACGCTGTAACTAGAGTATCTACAATTTATGGTAACC